CCTCTTCTTCTTATCAGGTGGTGCTATAGCATCTAGTAATGGTGCGGATAGTGCTACCCTGCCTGGGATTGGTAGTACACCACCTAAAATAGAGGTGAGAATTATCATCACCCTGTTGTCTTTAATATATCTCTTTGCAAGTGAGTAAACATCATTCAATACATGATACTCTCTAATAAATCCACCTAAGATCATAATACCAAAGATATAACCCATGTAGAGTTCTTTCTGTGCTATTGATTCTAAAATTTTAAACATAGTTAAAGTTGATTACCATACGAAATGATGAGTTAGTTGTTGATGTTCCTGTGTGTTTCATACCATTTGGAAATGTAACTAATCGATTAGCAACTGAGTCCACCTTAGTGCCATCTTCAAATAGTGTGTAACCATCACAAGTATTCATATAATAGATAGAAGTTTTGAGATAGTCTCTGTCTTCTGCATCTAAAACATCAATGTGCATACCATGTTCAACTAACTTATCAGTTCCCATGACAAGGTTTGCTTTGATCTTGATTATAGCACATGGTTGTAACTTCTGCAAGATAGGGTATAAAAGTTTACATGACTCATCAGGTGTATGTCTCTCATAGAACATGTGAGTCATCTGTAGATTACGATTCTTATTTTCCTGTGTGTCATCTACAATCTTAGATGCATTCCAAGGAAAATAACTATCCAGTAACCCATGATAGATACTCTCAAACTCTGCAAGTTTAAGGAAATTATCTGATATCACTTTTCTATTACTACGAGGTGTACTCCATTCCAGAAATCATTTGAGTCTTCTGATTTCTCTGTAAGTATAGTTCTCTCCCATATAACATTCTTATCTTTGGTGAACTCTTTTGTTTTTTCCATCACCCCTTCAAAGTTAGCATCGTCAACGACCAGTATATAATCTTTATCAGCATGCTTATGGATATGTTCTAAGTTTGGTATCATATCCTTATCATTAGCAGCATCATAAAATATCACACGAGGTGGAAACTGAGGATTAAATTCTACTGCCTGTATAGGTTTAACAGAAAATCCAATAGAACAATCAGTATTCATCCACTTCTCTGCATTCTTGATGAACTCATCAACTGGATTTGTTATATCTTCATATGGTTTATGTAAGTCTTTACGTTTTGGTTTTACTACCTCATCTTGGAAGTCATCAATAGCATATGCTTTGACCGCACTGTTATTCATAAGAGCAGCGAAAACTGTACTACCCATGTATGCACCTGCATCAACATAGACAGTACCACGTTCTACACATAAGTTGTTTAGTAAATGTCTGACCTTATTTGATGATAAACCAAGTACATCATATCCTTTTGGATTGAAATTTGATTTATTATCAACAGCACCATCGATAGATCTGATGGCAAGGTTTACCAGTTCGTTCATTTCTTTTCGTTTTTGCTTCTTTAACCTAGATTCTAGCACAGATTCACAATAGTTGCAATCCCAACAATCGAACCTACAAGATTTTATTTTCTCTCGCCAGATATTTATAGGTGCTTCTGGCATGTCCACATCATCCATGTACTCACTAAAGGTTGGTTGCATCATTTCATCATGATTTGCCCATCTTTCTATGATGTCCATAGATTCTTTTAGTCTCATAGCATCTTCTCTACCATGTAACTTAAATACATCAATACCTGCATCTAAAAATTCTTCCCAATCTTTTCTCCATGGTGGTATGTTTGCTGCCTTGAGTTCACTAGCAGGGTCATATGCATCCCATTTAGAACATGATACACGACTGATAGTACTATTGAAGTATTGAGGTTCACTTCCCTCTCTTGTTGCATTGTATTGATAATGCTCTGGCATGATAGGACACCCACCCCAACAATGTTCATTTGCCAAGAGTGATAGCATTACATCATTACCTTTACTATGACAATATTTCTTTGCTTCTACAATGCGATCTAATAGAGGTCTGTCTCTCATTATATCCCTATCAAGATTGATATAATGAAACCCTGCACTTGCAAGTGATACTACCTCGTTAGGTTTAGATACTTCTCTAAGTATAGTATTCTTTATCTCTAACTCTGGAAATTCCCGTTGTATCTGACCCGTAGAGACCCATGATGTATGAGGTATAGTTGCACACCTTACACCGTTATCATATAGAAACTTAAAATTGGTGATAAAAGTTTCAAGATTCTTTTGGTCTGGTCTCACCCATATATTATTGAATGTTGCTGATAGTGGTATTCCTGTTTCTTGTGAGATATACAATGCATTCTTTACTGCTCCCTGTGCATCACTGACACTACGAAATACATCCCCCATTGCATCTTGCATAAAAGGGGGCATGCGTGTAGTAAAATATAAATCGTATATTAAGTTAGAGTGCTTCTTTAGAAATGGTATAAAGTCACTATCAATAAACTCAGGACTGAGTTTCGGATTGATCGGAAGACTGAAGACTCCTGTCCTTAAGGTTGTTGTGTGCATAATCTGATAAAACACCTGCTGTGTCAAATAATTGTGGGGGTTTGCCTTCCATCATCTTCTCTACTCTATCTTCTGCTGCTTCTTTAATACCTCCAATGGATTTATTAACTGCAGTTGAGTACATCATAGCAAGATCGGTAACTGCTGCTTGGTCTTCTGGTGCCATTTGTAACAAAGATTCAAGGTTACCTGCTTGGATTCTACCTGTAGTTAGCAGATCTATAGCACTCTGTTTTCCCATACGAGCGATCCAATACTTATGCTCTTCTACATTCTCTAACTCTTTATCTTCTAATAATGCTGTGATCTTTTCTGGATCGTCAGTTCCTGCTTTCTCTTTAATGATAGCAAACAGACCATTAAGTTCTTCCTTACATTGCTTGATCTTGTTTAACCATATTTGTCTATCAAGATACAATAACTCTAGTTCATACTGTCTATCAACCTTATGAAACCCATCCTCTTCCTTTTCCATTGCAGCAGTAACTCTAGCAATATCATTAAGACATCGCTTAAACTGTATAGTAGTCTTCTGTAGTGCGTTAGTTCTACCCTGTATCTCCATCATTGCCTGACGTACCTGTCTGAATGGTGATACCTGTGAGTTTACAACAAAGTATTCGTTTTGAAATTTAGTTTGCCCAAAGTGTTGTTGTTCTGACCATGCCATCAACGCTTCATCAAACCCATCTACATCATATTCACTTATATGTTTTAAATCTTCTAAGGTCTCTCTGATATGATAATCAGAATTTGAGTCCTCCTGAGTAGTCAAAGGTAACTTTTCTTTCGATGTTTCCTGTTTCTTCATTTGTGGTGCATCTTCCATATTCAAGACATTGTGCTGAGTTCATTGCAATACTAAAGTAATCCTCTAGTACTACGTTTAGTTCACGAACAGAAGTGCATCCAGTTACGATATGGATCATCTTTTGTTCTGCGACTGCAAGTTCATAGAGTGAAGTCTTGAACTCTGTTTGTTTATCAACTATTTTAGTCGCAAACTGCAAAGTTGTCAAGTCCCTAACCTCTGCTAAACTATGTATCAGTTTTGTTTCAAAGGAATTATCAGCAATATATGCGGTTGCCTCACATATTTGATCTGTCCATGTTGCTTCTTCAAGTGTAGAAAACTTAGTCATAAGAACAGTATGCCTATGTTCAAACTCTTCTTGAATAGCAAGTGTTATAACATCTTTCATGTAAGGGATTACATAATCTGAATAGATTGTATCCTCTATGACTTCTTTATCTTTGTTCGTAGTTCCATCATCATCAACACCATAGACTGATCTAGTAAATCTTATCTCACTCCAATACTTATCTCCCATGATACCATCTTTACTGGGGTATCTGAGATATGTTATATGTTGAGGGATACTGGTAAAATATTCATCTGCAAGATGGTATGCTTCCAATCCTAAGTAAGTACCTATTTGGATACCCCACTCCCCTACCTGAGGAAATTTCTCGACATCTAAAACGATGACGTCATTTGAAGTTGTGCTAATCATTAGTAGTTAGGAATTGCTGTACCATAATCGTAGTTGCCCTGTCCTGATACAGAACTAGAGGACGAACAGTGTGCTGATGACATGCCACCATGTCCTGATGGTGGTGAGTTTCCACCTAAGTTATTGTAACTATCACTATTATAGTTAACTTTGAATGTGTTATTGTTCTGTGAACCATTGTAGTTACCTAAACAATATCCTTTTCTCATGCCCATTTCAAAGTTTTCTTCACCCATATTACCGAAGTTAAGACCTCTAACCTGTATACCAGTGATGTCACTACACTTCTGGTTACCATTCTGGTTGTTATTACCTGTACCAACGTACATATGTCCTAACATAGTAGGAAGTATTTTCTTCCAACCATCACCACCTGGCCCATGTTCCCATGATACCCATGATTCAGTCTTATAGAACTGACCTCTTCTAGTTCCAGATCTCTTGACCCAACCATAAAGTCTTCCATGTCCACCCCATGTAGGGTCAGCACCTGAGTCATCAAAGTTTGGTGGGAAACCAGATGTCCTCATGACTTCAGTTTTTAAGTTAAATACGTCAGTCCTTGAGTTGTTACCACCATATAGGTAAGAGTATCCACCTGCAAACTCATGATCTTGGTGAGATCCCATTGAGTCTCTGTTCACTGTCATATCCCACTGTGACTGGTGTGTTAAACCAGATTCAGTTGACATTGACATTGCATTAGTATAGTTTGAAGAACCCCTATATGTGTTCTCCATAGAGTGAAAGAAGTGCTTAGTATCAGTCCATGATCCTGACATATACGCACCTGATCTATCTAAAATATCTCCTAAGTTTGTTGATGTGTCTGTAGCATGAACAGTTCTGTTAACATTATTCCATGGTGAACCGTTTTGATATCCTCCTCCAACATATCCGTGTGTCCAAATTCTTGCTGTTGACCATCCTGTATCATTCTCTCCATCGAATGACCAATATGCGTTAGTTCCGTCTGATCTTAATAATGCACCATTTGTATAATTTAAACTATATCTATCACCTGACTGGTCTGGTAGTGAACTTCCTGCTCCTGCAATCGGACCCCATTGTACCTGTCCTGCGTCTTGATCGTATGAATAACCTTCAAAGGTTCTATCTGTACTATTATATCTGAATAATCCTTCTGTTACTGAGCCTGGTCTTTGTGCTGTCGTACCTACAGGTACTTTCATAGCATCAGTTCCTGTTATATCTAAGGTATAACTAGGGGATGCATCATTAACACCGACTCTATTATTACTGGAGTCAACGTAAAGAGTTCCAGAATCAAAATTAAAGTTGCCAGATGCTTCCAGTTGGAACTCTGCGGTTCCACTTCCACCTGTTAGGGATACAACTTTATCAACGTTTAATTGTGACATTCGTAACTTTTTACTCCTTCCTTGTTATTTATGCAGGTCGAACAAGTACACAACCTCTTTTAAGGTATGTATCTTCGTTTCCAGTGTCTTGATCTGAGTGTATAACGATATGCATGTCATCAGTATAATTTGTTCCCAAGTCAAGGGTGTACCATGCATCTCCATTAAATACGTTTGGACCTGTACCGCCAGAGTTATCTCCTGCCTGTACAGAAAAGTTTCTCACATATTCTGAGGTGTAACTGCTTCCAGATCTAGAGAAACATGTATACCTGTTACCCATGAAACCACCTGGGTTGTTACCACCTGCAATATGTGTAGGTTGTGATCCTGCTACTGAGGGGCAAGAGTTACTATCATTGTTAGAGATAGCAGTGTAATAGGTAAAGATATGTTGTCCATCCCCTGCACCAGATGAGTTACGCATGATTGTTAAACCATCACCAACTCCTGATGAAATATTTAGGAAGTTTCTACCGTTCTGACCATCATTAGAGTAATAGTTATAGAGATTCATTCTCACTTTTACATAACGATATGATACACCCCTGTTACTAAAGGTTGCATATTTAAAGTCAGATCCACTTGCGTTTCTGTAGTAACCCCATGTTGAGTTATATGCAAATGTTCCAGTAGGTGTAGTATCTCCTGTATCATTTAAATTTTGTGCTGATAATGATGATGCATTACTGAAAAATGCAGCACCACCGCCACCCCAGTTACCGATTAAAATATAATACGGATGACTATTGATAGGTATGAAGTATCTACGGATTGTACCATCTAGGTTTAGATAGTAGTTACCGTCAGAAGCAACACCTGCATCCATAAGTTCTTGAACATTTGCTGCTGCTGTAGCAGGAGTTCCACCATTATTACCACCTGATGATGCTTTTACAACTTGTAACCATGAACTACCATTCCAAACTTCTACTTGTAATAACTCACTATTAAATCTTATCATCCCTGTACTAGGGGATGAAGGTCTTTGTGCTGTAGTTCCTGTAGGTAACTTAAAATTTGATAGGGGATCTAAATTGCAAGTACCATTAACGATCAATGACTCTCCATCATCGAATTTGATCTCGAAGTTATTCATCGAGGATGCGTGTAGTTCGTTAACGTTTAGAGTACTCATGTCTTACTTGTAAAAGAATAACCAATACATATGGTTTTCGGAGCCAGGATTATTTATCCCCCAATCACCAGACCAGTTAGGTTCTGGGAAGTTTTGGTTTGAATAGTTGTTTCCTGTCTGTCCTACCCATGCATGGTGTTCAACGTTACATCCTGTAGATGAACAACCAAGAGCATTGATCATACTAAAGGTATAGTTTTCACAGTTTGCGGGTGATAGATGCCAAGAATTTACAGGTTGTAGTTCACCTGCACTACTACCTCTATATCTATTGTCTGATGCTGATGCTGATCCTTTTAAGAATACCATTCCTGGGATTATTGTACCACCAATATTACTATGGTTGGATAGGGATATGTGTGAGTTAAACATCGCATGCATGTTTCCACCTCTGTTAGTGAAGCATCCAGTGATGTATCCAACATCAGTAGATGTATCATAAGGTGTACCAGATGTAGCAAACCCTTGCATAATCAATACATCATTTGCTGTCCACCCTCTATAATGGTTTGACTTAAAGTCATTTGCCATTGCTGCTCTTGCATTACCAGTAGTTGATGAAGTTGTCCAGTTACCATACCATGTATCTGAACCACCTGTGTAACTGCCATGTGAAGTATTATCTGTAATAGATGCAACCATGACCCAATAACTACCATTCCCATCTTTATATGCATATATTTCTTCTATATTAGTTCCATCAAACTTAATATACCAATATCCAGATCCAGGGTCAGCACTGGATAAGTTTGCTAGTGATGTAAATGGTGCGTTGGATGTACCATTCTCTCCATAATATTGTATCCATGTACTTCCGTTATAAACTTCTACTGCTCCTAATGATGTATTCCATCTTATGTAACCTGTAGTAGGTGATGAAGGTCTTTGTCCAGTCGTTCCTGTAGGCAGACGCATTGCACCAGTCCCATCATGATATACATTACCGTTTATCTGTAACGTATGTCCCGCAGGAATTGATGCTTGATTGAGTGATGCAGGTATACCACCGATACTACCTACAGTAAGTTTGCTCATTTAAACAGGTTATAGTATTTCTATTTATTGCCCTGGGGTTGGATACTCTTCTACCCATGCAGTAACAATATACTTATCATTATTTAGGGGAGGATTACCTCTGTGTGTCCATGACCAATCACATGGAAATATTACGAACTTACCTGCCTTCGGGGTGATTCTGCAATGTTGATATAAAAATTCTGTTTCACCACCTTCAAAATTATCGTTAAGATAGATCATAGTTGCTAACTTACGATATGGTGCTGCAGGTGTTGATTCATAATGCCATGCGTGATAACCCTGTCCTGGCTCTGTCTTTTGGAGTTTTGCCATCGTATGTTGAAACCTACGACCAACCAGAATATCATACTTTAGTACATAGTCTCTCAATGCTTGTTCAGTAAGATAGTTCCAACGTTGGAAGACTGATCGAGATAGATTGTCATGAAAATACTCTACAGGCAACTCATGCATAAAGACTTGAGAATCAGCAGCACCTTTCTCTGCGTGTCTCTTGATTGTCAAACCATTATCTGCAATGTAATGATAATAATCAATTATATCTTGACAGTTTAATGTTGTTTCAAACTCACTGATAAAGTTATCATGATGAGTTGATTTAGTGATTACTGGTTCGCCCCCATATTGAGAAGCGAAAGGACTCATTACCATTTATTGATCGGGCAGTGGAATATTGGAAAGCGTGCCTTCACTGCAAGTACACAGTTACATTTAGTACAGATCCCAATAGGTGATTTGTACTCACACTCATTACATATTTTAATCCTATTTTGGTATAATGTCAAGTCAGGTACATCACCATCCTCAACAATTAGTTTAGCCTGCCCAGACACCGTTATTAAATACTTCTAATCTTTGTGTTGCTGTATTCCATCTTAGTTGCCCTGTCTCATATCCTCTGGTAGGTGCTTGCACTATTTGTTGATTATTGAACTGATCTGTAGTTCCATATGGTAGTGGTAAAGCACTTTGATTTGTAACTCTTAACTCTGCTCCACCTTTAAATGCTAAATCACTATCTTCATCTACTGTGACTGTAAAGTTAGGTGTAAGACCTTGTATAGTTTGTACTCGTACCTTCATCTAACACTCCAAGCAGCACCTGACTCCACTGTGACGGTGAAACCAGAATTTATAGTTATAGGACCTGCACTCATTCCGTTGGTGAACTCAGCACCATTGTTAGCACTTGGTCCAACTGTGATGTTCTCTGCGATTACACTATTATTTGTTCTTATAATACTATCAGTTCCCAATGCAGGTCCACCACCTGCGACTGGTGTCCAACCTGCACTACCTGTACCATCATCTGCTTTATAGATCTCTGCTTGGTCTATGGTAGAGTTAAAACGTAGCGTACCGATTGATACACCTGTTGGTCTCTGTGCAGTTGTACCTGCAGGTAATCTTAACACCGAGTTGGTATTTAAGAAAGTTAAGGTTGTTATGATTGCTTGTGTGCTAGTGGCAATCTGATTACCACTTACTCTTGAAATTGCCATGTTAGATAGGTAGTTCTAGGATGTGAACAGTATCAGATGCTAAAGGTGCATCTCCTGAGGAGAATACAACGTTTGCTCCGTTAGAGTCAACTGTGTAATTAGTTCCTGCTATTTGTGCTACACCATTGAGGAATACTAGCAGTGAATCATCAGAATGTTTGATGCCTCCACTATATGTAGTAACAGCAAAGGTTAAAGTAGTACCGTCTCCTGTGTATGTTTTAGTGATATACTTATCAGCACCAACACCACCTCTACCAGTAACAACTAAGTCACCATCGACTTTAGCATTACCTAATAGTCCAACTCTAAATCCAGATACAGCAGCAGTACCAATACCAATATGTTGGTTGCCAGTGAAAGTGTCAATATTGATCTGACCAGTATCTGTGAGACCAAACTCTTTCCACACTGCACCGTAGTATATCCAACCAAGAGATTTCCCAGGCGACCAGTTAATATTATAAACAAGGTCACCATCAGCAGGTGTGGAGTAGTTGGTGATATTACTGAAATCTGGTTGTCCACTTGCATCAGCAGGTGCGAGTAGAGTTTGTTTGATAACTGTACCATCTTGGTTATAGTAAGAGATCTTTCTTGCCTGTATGTTATTCGTAGAAGTTATTTGTCCTTGGAATGTAACAGGACCTGCAAAGATAGATTCTAACTGGTTGGATGCACCACCAAGTACGGTTAGTTTGTCGGTAAGAACCAATTCTGAGAATGTCTGAATCGTAGTGTTCTCTTCACCAACAACGTTTAGTTGTGCAATATCTTCGTTAGTGATCTGACCTGTAACAGGGTTGATAACTTGGTTACCAATGAATAGGTCACCATTAGAGTTAAGTCCAGAGTAGAAAGAGACTCCTCCTTCTTCTTTAATAGACTGTGAGAATCGGATCTGGTTTTGTGATAGAGTCTCTACTTGGGTTTGCGGGAACGCTGTACTATAGTTTCCAGGTCCGAAACCAAGGTATTCAAATGTGTGATTACCTGATCTGAGGATGGAGTGACGTCTAAACTCGACGTTAATCGGTGCGACTGTTCCATCATTATTTTCTCGAATCTTAATTTTTCGTGTTTCCTCATCACCTGCTCGTGCAGTGAGTTGCACATTCGAGAGAAGTGCGTTTCCTGAGTCATAGTTTGGTGTAGTACCAGGCTGTGTCCAACCTGTGTCGGTTAATAGGAAGACAGTTGCTTCCTTAGTAATAGATCTCTTAGGATCTAATGCAGGTGTTGGTGTAGCACCATCAGTTGCATTGACGAGACCTATAGTAACATTATCAGCAACAGATACTGAAGCAGTAGGATCAGCAACTGGGTTATCTCTATCAAATGTAGGATAAACTTCGTTAACGTTCTGTGAGAACTTCCTATTGTCAAAGTTAGATGTTGAAGGTGCAATAGATGCACATAATAATGTTAGATAATAAATTCCATCATTAACACCTCTTTCAAATGGTTGAACTATTTCTATATCATAGATGTAGAATGCTCTTTGTAAGTTATACGTTGTAGTATCACTATTAAGAGGTTGTATTACATAACCAGAGATAGGATCTCTAGGTAGAGGATTAGACTTGTCCTTGTCAATCACATATCTTACACGATAAGTTCTATCCTGTAAGTCTCTTGGATCAGGAATCCTCTTAATGAATGTGCTTGGTGTAAAGTTTACATTATTATATTGTGTATTAGTTGATAAAGTTGTATAGATTTCATTGTTTGTTGAAGAAACTGATAGATACCATCCACCGACTGAACCCGCTTGTCCACCGATTGTATACGTTGCACTATCATACTGGATCGGAGATCCTGTCACACCTGCTGCTAGTCCAGATACACTAGGACCATAAGGTGATATACTTGCTGACTGTGTTGTTGCAGTCGTTGCACCGTTAGCAACAAGTAAACAGTTGATTTTATCTGCTATCGCACTACCACCAGTTCCATCTTGTCTTGCTCCAACTGAGAAACCCTGTACTCGTGTTGTTGGTGGTGATGCTTCTGTTATATAACCATATAAGTATAGTCTAGTTCCTGGGGTTCCACCTTGTCCTGCAAGTGATGCATTAATAACTTTTGTTCTTTGTATATCAACGTTAACCCAGTTTACAGATGTCTCTTCACCAAAGATAATAGCAGACGCTGCTCCAGTTAATGCAGCAGTTAATGTAACTGCTCTAGTGTTTGTATTGACTGACCCTACAGTTGTACCTGCAGCAACACCAGTTCCAGTTACAGTCATACCTTGGATAACCCCGTTGACTGACCCGTCGTTTGTCAATGTAATACTTGTACTACCTGTAGTACCACCTGCTGAAATTGTTGTAGATATAACATTCAATGCTTTAGGTGGGATGATATGAGTTATTGCTCCTGCTTTATCTTTAGAGAATGATTTTGCTTTGAATCCTGCTGCTCTCAACGCTGTGTTACCAAAGTTAGAGTTGGAGTTAGTGATTGACATGTCAGCACCACTCTCAGCAGTGAAGTGACCAAAGTATCCAACAGCGAACACTGAAACTGCCTGTATGAATGAGTCATTAGAACATTTGATATGCTCATGTCCCCATCCTTTCCTATACTCAGCAAATCCATCTAAGTGTGCACCGTCTCCTGAGGTTGCCACATCATAACTACCAGTTGATTGATTATATCTTACAAATGCTCTGTCATCTTTCTGTAGTGATAGTCCAGTAAACTGTGCCACAACCATTGATTTGAAACCAGTTGCCTTTGCACCGTTTGCATGCATACCATTCATACCCCACACACTTCTTAGTGATAAGTTAAATGCGTATGGTGATGCTGAGTCAACAGTATCAATCTCAGTCTTAACAGTGATGTTTGAACCTAGTGCGTTACCAGTCGGTGTGCCTGACATTTGGTAAGTAAATGTATTACCAGATGCAGATGTAACAGTAAATGATCCGTTATATAATCCTTTGTCAGCATCAGATGCAGCACCTGATGAACCAGTTACACCACTAATGTTTATGTTTACACCAACAGAGAATCCATGATCTCTTGGGTTACCAAACTCGTCAACTGTAACTGCTGTTGCAGTCTGTCCGTTTCTTGTAATCTGTAGAACTCTATATTCATCAGAGATCGGACCAACGATTCTGTTTTCCTCAACCCTTGCCTGTATTTGGTCAGCAGCAGGGTCACCAGATGTATCAGGTATAGTTGCAAATGCTTTTGATACCTTTTGATAGTATATTTCTAAATCTGTTCTTTCTAAAATATTTGGTACAGCAGAGTAATCTGTATTAGGTACAGTTCCGTCTGTGATTAATTTTGATAATGGGTTTAGACCATCAGCAAACTCAAAACATGTAAGTCTATGATGAGAAAACTTAGGTGCTAAAGTTTCTACTGAGTCTGGTTTAAAGTATACTCCTTCTTCTGCTCCATCAAAGAATGAGAACTGCCAGAAGTATGTACCACCAGTTACTTTGAAGACTGCTGTTCTAGGAGGAACTTGATCTTCTGTGTTAATACCTTTTGCTGCATAAACAGTAGGATAAGGAACATACTTAGGTATAATTTTAGTTCTTCTAAGGTCAGTTCCAACAAGTGAACAACCTCTTGGAACAATAATACCGCCCTCAACCGAGTTATATTTGTAGAGAACATTGTTAGGAGAAGTTAAATCGAGGTTTGAGTTTGCATCAATAGGTGCAACGTTTGTGTATAATACATCCCCTGGTCTGTTATCTACTTGATATTCAGCAGGGTAAAGCATGATACTGAAAGCATCAAACTCGTCATTACTTAAACCAACTCTATATGAAAATCTTGCTACTTCTAAGAATGCTCTTTGTAAACTTTTAAATGGTCGCAAAGCAGAGTTACCTCTGTTATCGATAGCATCAGATGCATCGAAATCATCGGGGTTGACATATATGATACGTCCAGTTCTGGACGTAATAATATTCTTTAGTCTAGTTAGTGACATTACCTATCCGCTTTGTTTGTATTTATTGAGGGTTAACTTCCACCTGATCCAGATCCACCAGAGGCAGCCTGTCCATAGGTACGAAGTGTAAACTCGGATGAAGCATCTTCAAATCCGATTAGTGCAAAGGATGCTTCAGCAGCAGCACACTCAACAACCAGTCTTTGCCCTGGTCCAATAACAAGTGACTTAATTTCTTCTGTTACATCTGCAGCAAGGGTGTTATCCTTACGAATGTAATGCTTTGTTTCTACCACTGTTGTTGCAGTAGTAATAGATGAAACGGTTACTGCTGTTCTTGTACCAGTGTTTATAGCAGGTACATCTAGGAATGTGTCACTAGTTGTAAAATCAGCAGATCCAACACCTTTAATCATATACAGGTTTGTACTTGAATAATCACGAACAAAACCATAAGCACCTGATGTTTGACCAGTGACAGTATATGTCACTCCATTGTAGGCAAATGTGTCAACGCTGTTTTGCCATGACCCAATAACATTGTATACGAATACAGAGTCATAACTATATGAACTTGATGTAGTGAGAATTCTGTCTGTTCCCCCGTAATTTGAGTTAGCAGCAGTTCCAGTTGTTCCTTCATAGTAAAATAGGTTAGATGGTAAACTTGTGTTTGCAGTTAGATCATACTGAACATAAGCACCACTAGAACCTGCAGTTCCGTTAGTAGTTTTACCTGTAGTATATTCTGTACCATCATCAGAGTTACCTGCAGTTCCATCAGGACCCCACTCACCGTTTGCAGTCTCAGAGAGTTTGAATACCAAACTACTCATACTTGAGTCTGCTACGTTGAAACGATATGTTCTGTCTCCTAATACTGTTAAAGCAGTTCCTAGATAAAGATCCTCAGTTCCACCAGATGTTGTAAAGGTAAACTCGTTTGCAGCAGTACCAACACCACCAGATGATATAGTAGCAGTTGCACCACCAGATGCAGTTATAGAGTCACCTGCGACAAACTCAGATCCAGATCCATTCAATGTTGAAGGACCGATATAAAGAGTTGCACCACCAGATCCTGATGCTACAGCAAAGACTGTTGCGACTGAAGTATTACTACCAGTTCCTTTTGTTATTGTATTACCTATGGCAAATGTACCAGTCACAGATTCAACTGCAATCGATCTGATTGCCTTACTCTTCACTACAATCTCAGTAAATGGTGGAATATAAAATGATTCAAATACTGCGGTCTTCTCTCCGTCAGCAGATGTTAATAGTTGATTTGCCTGTAAACCTTGATCGGCACCAACTGGAGTACCTAATGTAAATCTATATCCTGTTACTACATCCCCTTTATGAAGTTTATATGTACTTGCACCTACAACTAAGTGTTGATCATAGTCTTTTACAGCAACGTCGTAAGTAGTTCCTGATCCGCCTTGCTCTGTCACAGACAAAACCGTACTAGCAGATGCATCTATCGGTGCTGAATATAGCAACGTATTAGTAGCACCTGTTGGTTTTGCTGAAGCAAGTAGTCCTTGTTTAGCCATTGTTTATTAAAATCCAGAGTAGAAGAATTGTTGTTGTCTGGTGAGTCCAGTCAGGTTGTTTGCTCCAATACCTGCACCAAATGTAACGTCGTCTAGTGTTACGTTTGAAGTAGATAATAGAGTAGCGTCAGCGTCAGGAAACTTAATCGTTCTCGGACCTGTGATGCCTTCAGCAGAGAGTGTTACTTGTCCTTGCGTATTACCAGTCGTTTTAACGATTGGTGAGTTGAGAGTCTTATTAAAAAGTTCTCCTGCGGACTTCTCTGATACAAGTATATTGTATGTGTCTGCACCTCTATTTAGATTATCTGTATTAGGGAATCTGAAGATTTCATTAGTTGATGTGTTTACGTTAGCAACGTTAAATGTAATCTTTTTCGTTGCGTCAGTATTGTCAACTAAGAGTAGTCCTTCAAACAACTTGTTAGAGATAGTCTGAGTAGTGGTTGTACCAACAAATGTCATTGACAAATCAGGAACCGTAAGGGTTCTGTTTGCAGTTAGAGCAGATGTGTTGAAGATTGCATAGTTAGTTGCAGTCTCAGCGTTTGCTGCCAACTTTAAATCAACCAGAGTTTTTGTAAGTAAAATCTGTTCTGATTTAGTATCAATAAGTGTTGATGCTGTAGCGGTAGGTTCTGCAGTAGTTGTTACTGTACCTGCATCAGGTAAGAAGTAAGAACGTCTTGCGCTTGAAGTAGTTGCCCAGTTAATCTGGAAAATTGCTTCTTCCGTGTTATCAGTAATAACAAGGTTATCCTCATCAATAAGGATAGTTTTATTCGTTAGCGTTTGCTGAGTATCAGAACCAACAATGGTAGTTCCGTTACCAGAGGTAATAGCGGGAAGGGTGAAGATACGAGTATTAGTACCAGTACCAACACCAGAAACTTCAAATCTTGCTTTAGGACCTTGAGCATCTTCTAGAATAAACGTTTGGTCAGAGATAACAAAGTTACCCGTAACTTTAATAGCACCCGTACCTTTCGGTGCGAGAACAATATCAGTATTGTTTGCAACGTCATCAACTGCAGTTATATACAATGATGTGCTACTATTACCATTATCAATACGAGTGCAGTAGAAACCACCATCACCAAAGGCAATGCCGAGTTGATCGTATGCATTTTGATACAATCCACTATCTCTGTCCAAGTCAAAACACAATCCTGGGGATGCTTTTGTTCCCTGCGACAGTCCTTTGAATAACTGATTTATTTTTGCCTTTCTGTTTGGAATCAACGGGTCAGACACCACTACAGGAAGAATTGCTTCTCCCGACAGATTAGAGTCTGCTATTGTATCCAGTTGTGAAATCTTTCTGGTTCCCACGAATAATCACACTTACTATGCTACAAGGTTATTTATACAAGAAACTCAACCACCTGTGAGGTCTATCTCTTCTTCCTCTTCAGATTCTTCTTTTGTTCGGTATGCCCATTCTTCTGTATGTCCTACAGACCACCATTTAGGTAGAGTTTCTACAGCAAAATTTTGTGTACATACCTTGAAGTCAGGTCGTTTCATGTTATCATTATCAACCAAACTGTTGTCAAAGAACTGACATCTGTTATTTGGTTGTGCTGCAAACTGTCCGTTATCTAATGCAATAATATTAAATGTCTTATGTTCTGGATCATGCTCCGAAAAATTTGTGTCTAATACAGAGAAGTCAGGATGTGCTGTGTCAATAGTAAACTCATACTCGCCAGGATGCATCTTCTTATCCTTACCAAAGAAAGAGCAGCGACCTAGAATAGGTTTTTCAACTACAGTGATATTATAATCAAAGCAGTCCCATAGTTCTAATACATCCAATGGTAACTGATCATCCCAATCAATGTCCTCTTTCCATACAAATGCGCTGAGTGGTAACTTATCAAACAGTGCACCGTAGTCAGTTAATAATGTCTCGAAGTATAATGCTTTTGCCTGTATACTTCTAACTGAGATCCAGATCCCAGGGGTTAGTTCTCCATGACCCTTTTCAAGATCATAAAGATATTCTTTTTTCACCCATACTTTCCTTGGAGGTAAAGGATGTACTAAGTATGCCATTTTAATTTTGTTTTCAATACTTTTAGTCTTCTTTTTGCACGACGAAGTGCTTGAGGTTTTAGTTTCCTCTTGAGTTCCTTCTTACTATGATGTTGCCAGTTAGGGATTTTCATCTCTAAGTTGATGATAAACTAAAACAAACGCATCACAACGAGGACAAGATAGATTAGTTTCTATCTCATACTCAGAATCCTCTGCATCATGATCACCACCCCATATTAGGTTTGGGAAACCGCATGCCCAACAGTTCATTGTTCAGTTCCTACAAATTGTTTACGAAACTCTTCTACCTGCTCTTGAACTTCTGGTTCAATAGGTGAAACTTCAGCAACAGGAGTGACTAAAACTGCTGCACCTGATTCAAGTCTTACTTTCCAACATACTCTGTTAGTTTCAGTAAGTTCAGTAATGAAACCGAGGTATTCCTCGTATTGTTTCATTGTAATGTCTACAGGACCAATCATTCTGTTTCTGCAAAAAAGTAAGTAATCATGTCAGAATCTACTAATTCAGTGATCTCAGAGACAGCATCGGTAAAATCCTGTGCTCCTTTTTTATTGAAATCGAAATCAACGACTCTATCAAATCCCTCGTTGTCCAGTATTTTGATGGAACGTTTTGAAAGATTAATAAAAACGTGTTCAAGAAAGGTAAGGGGTTCTTCGTTCATGAATCTATTATAGGGTAGAAGGACAATCCTGTCAAGTCAATTTAAGAAAATTGTTTTGGCAGTTACTCTAAATGTACCGACAACATCAGTTGTCATGTTTCTCTTGGCAGAAATATTGATATCACCACCTGCTCCATTTGAATCTTTATTGACTGTGTGTTTGCTAACACCTGCTACAGTAACATAATGACCACCACTCAATACTTCTGTATCCATACCAGTTGAACCGCATGTAGTAGAAATAGGTCCATCTTTATTTGTTGTTATGATAGGAGGTACAGTAGCATGAGGAGATGCAGGGATCACGTTTGTTATGATTGAACCTGCACAGGTAGTTCTAATGCCAGGTTTATCTGCTTTATCAGAAACAGGTTGATTTATGTTATTAAACATATTTGGTGTATTATGAGTAATTGCTGTATCTGCACTTATTATTATCTCTTTAGTTGCCAAAAAGTCTTGTTTATCAGATTTGAGTGAATAATCATCAATTATACCTTCATATTTTTTAGAACCAACTAATATTTTAGATGCTTGAAGTTGGAAATCAGCACCTGCTACGTTCATATCTAAATCAGAATCAAATTTTATTACATGTTTTTGAACTTTTCCTTTATCTTCAGCATCCTTTCCATTCTTATCAACTTGTTTTGCTGCACCAACAGCATCCATGAAGAAACCGCCACCAACTTCAAGGTGCATATCACCAGTGATCTTTAATCTATAATCACCTTCAACGTTAATAACCTTATCACCATCAATATTTGAACATTCATCACCTATAACATCTATAGTATGATTACCTGCATATGTTGAATGGTCTGCAACTAAGTTACCTGTATCATCTTTTGTGTTTCCTCTGTTAGTCTTCTTATATGCTTCTAACTTTGCTTCTCTCTCCTCAGGAGTTAAATCTGGATTACTCTTCTTCAACTCTTTCATATAAATGTATTCAGCATATGTATTGTTATTGATATTAACAGATGAATGAGTTGTACCACTAGGTTCTTTGATGACGTGTGCTTGACGACCTGGGGTTCCTATATGATGATCATACCCACCAGTTATAAATGTCGTAGCTACCTGTAAATAGGGATCTGCTTTTGAAAATATTTGATCTAAAACTCCTGTACCTGCACTTTCTCCCGCACAACTACCTCTACCACCTCTAACTTTATTAATATTTGCTAATTCTGCATCAGTACAACTTGTAACACCAAATAGAGGATAGAATCCATTTTTTGCTTTACCACCAGAGGGTTTTCTATCACAACTGTCACCAGAAGCAAAGTTTGAGAATAATGCTACAAGTCCCGTCAATCCCGCAAGACCATTTTTCATTAAATCAGATCCAGGCTCAAATACTGAATCTCCCTTTTCCCAGTTTGCTATGATTTCAGCAGCACCTGCTACTGTACTAGTTGTTGCTTTAACTGTAGCAATAACTTTTTTAACATCAGCAAGCACGTTTTCTACATTACATACAATACTATCAATGACTGTTTGTACACCTTGAGTAAGCATTTCCAACTTACTGATAGCACCATTAAGCATATTATTGATTAATGTGTTGATGGTTGCCATCGGAGCATCAATAAAACCTGCTATCTGTCCATCAATAGCACACATTGAAGAGAGTAATGATGTGATTGCGTTTTGAATCTGGATTTTTGCTGCAAAAGGTACTGAACCAAACAATGATCCTAGTATTGATCCTAATAAACCACCTAAACCACTAGAGAGGTTTGCAGTAGACATTCTGATACCAGATACAATCTGTGTAAAGACAGCACCCATAAAGTTTTTCAACTTTCTGGTTAAATTTTCTAATGTAACTACTTTACCAGAAACTATGTCAATAAAATTACCAGTATCATCAGTAGCAACTAGGGTAGAAGAAGTGTCTACAATATCTTCCATCAGATAGCTCAACTTTGCTTCTACAGATTTCCAAGGTCCACCTACACCATTTGCAGTAGGAATAGGATTTTCTGGATTTCTACCTTTTAACGGATTACCAGAACTACCTGATATATGAACACCTATGTTATTTGGTGACCCTGGTCCTGCAGGTTCTGGTTGTATCTTACTTCCTGGAATTTTTACATCATTTCTTCCACTGGGATTACTTTTATTATTAAATTTGTTACTATTAGCACCTGCAGGTGGTCGTAATGCAGGATTTATAACGGGTTCCTCCATATTTTCACCCGTAAAAGCAAATGTGTGCTCTTTTCCACTCTCTACTGCTTTTTGCACACGCAAAACACCGATAACTACTGGCATTTGAGCGTCTTCACCATCCATGAAGAAACCCATGACAATAGCACCTGCCTGTAGTTGTCCTGATGATTCACCTTGTGCATCATTACCTGCTTGTGAGGTATGTTGTAATACAGTCGCCCATGGCAACTGCTCAGTAGGAAGGTTTGCAACCGTTCCACCTCTGGGATTAGTATAATATCCAAGCACACGAACTTTGACCCTACCGAGTTCCATAGGATCTTCGTTATCTTCTATTTCTCCGACCCACCAATAAAATCCGTCCTTTCCGACGAAATTGGTTTTAGGTTCGTTTAGGATGCCTTCAACTGTTTGCATTTATCTGCATACTTTTGATTATTTAGTCAAAAACCTTAATAGTCAAATTTTTGGCGGGATTTTTTTACCCCAATTTTTGAAACTAAAAGTCGTTTTCGACACGCACATATTTGTAAATGTTATTGCTACCCCATACCATCACACCGCCCTTGTATGCTTGGTCAAAACTGTGAAGTTTATCACCAAACAAATGCATTTGTGATCTGATTGTGACTCCGTTATGCACACAAGTTCCTACAATATTACCATGCCATGCATTGTTATCGTATGTAAAAAGCATTCCACACTGGTCTGATTTATTCCAGTCTAGATCATAGTTTTCTATCAATACTTCTGTTTCGGATATGTCAACCTTCTTATGATATCGTTTTCGATAAGGTCTTTCGGGTCCATCAGTCCTATAGTAGTTTTTTGACTGGAATCCCCCTTCTATCTTCTCCCAATGCAGGTATATCGTTGCATATGTTGTCGGAGCTGATTGTGCTTGATTTTTATTTGTCCAGAGTCCTAGTAAATAGTCCTCAATCGTCATACACTAAACATTCTGGTTCGTCAGGGTGCATGTCACAGAATAGTTCTAGTGCATTTGGATCGTGATGATCTCCTGCTGCTATCTCTTCTTTGTGATGCTCTGCATACTCCTGTAGTTCATGTAGTTCGACTTTAGCATGTCTGCGTGCTGCAGGTGATGAAAGTGGATTGTCCACGATATCGTGGTCTTTTTTAATGTGGTCTTCTATTGATTTCATGTTAAGTACCTTGTTGATACAGAACTATTTATCAAAGTACAGCATCTTTCATAAGGAGCATTTCCGTAGACATGCTGTCTGGAGTGCCTTTATGTGCTAGTGAGGCGATCATATAACGTCCACTAAATCGTTTATCAGTCTTGATTTTATCACCAGACTTCTCTGTCGTTGGCATAGTTACACTAACACCCGACCCTGCATAAAGATCTAAATTTCCTGGAACTACTATTTGAAGTTTGGTATTCTTCAGTGATTCCATTCTTAACCATTGATATGATTGTAAGTATACAGTATCAGCATAGTTCTTTGCAGGTTCTTGCTTGTTCTTCTGATCAAAGTTTTGGGCAGGAAGAAAAGCATAGCGCATTCTCTTTGGACTATCAACTAAACTCTTATAATCTCCAGAGATTCGTGACACGGGATTAACTGCTTTCTTTCCTCCTAAATGAGACATGCTTTCCCAGATCTCTGTAATTTTATAGACTTCCTTGTCTACTTTTAGATCAACACTCTCTCCACCCATCTGTGAGTTTGCCATATTAACTGGATCAAAACCCATACTAAATCCTGTCCATGTACCATGTCGTAGACCCATCAAGAAGTTTCTTTCCTCTGGAAATGCAATACTATCAATTTTAAACTGATCATTAGATCCATCATCAGTTTTCTTTGGTCCAAACAAATATTCATACAGTCTTGTAGATCCTCTCTGGGGATCTGTTCCTTTCGTTGGTGCCATTTTATTGATATCATCAATCATTTTATCAAGAGATTTAAAATGATATCCTAGTGCATTCTCATAAAATGTAAATGCATTTTGGGGTTTACCACCAGTTTGTTTCTTTCTAACACTTTTGTTTGTTACCCAGTAGATAGTATCGAGAGGTCTCCAGTTTGTTGCAATAAACTCGTGTTTATTTAAACTCTCTTCAACAAATAATTTTTTAGCACTGTTTAAGTAATCCTTTCCCTTGACTAGAGTTTTTACAATTGATGATGCTTCAATCTCGTCAAATACTTTATCTGATTTACCAAATACATTGATAACTTCATTCATTACATACTCATCTGAACAGCAGTTGACTATGAATACATCAGTAGTTTGATTGATTCTCTGTCTGCTATTGATATTATAAGAACGCAATCTATATGTTCTTGATACTACCGAACCATTAACTTTAAATTCTATTTCTTCGGACCCAGTAAAAACGTTTGATAGACCTGCAGAATCCTCAAACACAAATGTTGCTTCTAAAGTTGCAGACTCTATACTTTCATAGACTTCCCATCCTACCAAGAATCCAACTAAGTTGTATCCTCCATCGCTTGCTTTCAGTTGGTTACCATCTCTATAGACTGATATATTTACAGATATGTCACCTGCATTTACTCTTTCTATACTCATTTAAGAAGTCCCCTCATGAAATTGTTATTAGAGTTTAATGAAGTTGCAGTAGTTTTCAAGACACCATTAATATTTACAGTTCCTGATCCAGGTAAACCCTGTACTATAGTTTCTGGTTCTCCACCGCCACCACCAGTTGCTGCTTGTGCCTGTGCTATTGCTTGTTGGTTCTGATTATTTACCTGACTAACAACCTGTGCAGTTGCTTCTACTGATGCTATTGCCTGTGCTTTTACATCATTAACAGATTCATTTCTAGTTTCAGTCTGATGAGTTACAGTAACATTAGATTTGACAGGTTGATATTGTCTATTAGTTCTTCCACCACCTTGGAATCCCATACCCATCTTAGTCTTTCTTTCCATTGGTGTTGGGGTTGATGCTATATGCATCGGTTGTACCATATTATTATTTGTTACACTAGTTGAACCACCTGCAGAGAAATTAAATGATGGATTTAGTTCGCCACCTGTTGCAAAATTTAGTAAAGGTTTAAAGTCACCACCCTTACTAAGGTTTAACATCGGTGTCTTTCTAGTAAACAATGTATTACCAATAGGAGGTGCGAATGACATGTCATCAAACGGACTGTTCAAATCATGGTAACCTGCTCTATCTGCTTCACTAAAGAAGTTATTACTTATCTGCCCACCTCTCTCAAAGAAATGGTTAGTTACCTTTCCACCTTCAGAGTATTCATTTCTAGTACTAGAGTTGAATATAGGAGAATTTTTACTAGTGAACGTAGGGGCATTTATATTAAGTAATCCACCATCAGCAAATCCAAGTCTCTTTGCCTCACCCAATCTAGTCTGAGTCAAACTAGGAGTTCTCTTGGTAGCAGGAGTGTCAAATGGTACTACAAATGCACCACCATCTGCCTTCTGTGAAACATATTCAGTGCCATGACCGATGAATGAGGTTGTAGCACCACCATCAAGTGATACAGGATATCCTGTTTGAGGTCCAGTAATCCAACCACCACTTGCTGCTTTCTTGAGAGGTACAACTCCTCCACTTGCCATAAAAACATTTGCTACTTTTCCTAGAAGTTTTCCCCTGCCTTTTTTAACTATTCCTCCCATCTTCTTACCTGCTGCTGACTTGGTTATAACTTTGATCAACATCTTGATCCCTCTGCCAATATCTTTAACTAGTTTCAAGGGATTTCTCAACCATCGTATTCCTAATAATACTGTACCTAAACCTATTAATGCTTTACCAAATCCTAATATCTTATCTAACCAACTGGTATCATCACTAAACATGGCATACAAACCATCCATCAAACTCATGACTCCAAACTTCATGAAGTCAAATATAAATTTACCTATCTTACTAAGAACTTTGATTACTGTGACTAGTTTTTCTTTATTTGCAGGGTCAGCAAGCCACATCATTGCAGGTATAGCAACAAACATCTTTAACATATTACCTAACATACCAAGTATTCCTTCTAGGAAACTACCACCTTTCTTAGAAACACCCTTCGCAAAGTTTACAAGTGGACTACCTTTCTTCTTCTTTTTCTCTTCTGGTGGTGCTTCTAATGCAGGTTTCTTTTTATTCATCTGCTCTAGTCTTGCTAACTCTAACTCTTTGAGTTCTGCAACCATAGACATGAGACCATTAACACTTTCACCGATCTGATTTATTGCTGTAGTGTTATTATTAAAATGTGTAGTCGCACCAAAAGGATTGGAACCTTTACCTTTGGGTTCCTCAGTACCAACAAACTTATAAAAGTTTAGTTTACTACCTTTTTTTACTCCTGCTGCTTTTGCCATTATAATCGTCTAGATGTGATAGAAGACATTGATACAGAGCGACTGCCTTTATTTATTGGAACTGTTTTAGGAATCAATGCAAGTTGCTGTAATACTATAGGTATTGGAATGATATCCTCCATAGTAGATGTCATTGCAACTTGATCTGATAAACCACCTGCACTAAACTCTGGTATAACATGACCACCCTGCATCATTTCTTCTAGATTGTTCTTTGTGGTAGTTTCTCCATCTTTAGTGATGGAAGATGTATCCTCTACAAGTACACCATTTTCAAATCTAACCGTTGATGATGTGGTGACTGTTTCTTTTTCCTTATCACCACCAGTAATCATTTTTACTATTGTACCGAGGTCTGGTAGTTTCTTGGCAAGTGCTTCTACTTTAGGGTATAGTTGACTGAACCCTGGAATTTTTGCTATAGTATTTTGTTCAAATTCTTGTATCGCAGGAATGAAATCTCTTGCAAACATGAATGCATCAATACCCATTGACATAAATGGACCAGGGACAAATCCAAATAGACCAGAGATATCAAGAGCACCAGACAATCCTTCAAGAGCACCTCCAATAACATCACCACTTGCTAATCTATCATATGCAAATAGCATGTTGACTAGACCACCAACCATAGGTAATGCTTTACTACCAATCTTTTTACCTAGAGGTCCAGGTTTTGCTAATGATAAACCTTTTGTCTTTAAATATTTCTCTACCATTGCACCTGCAGGTGTCTTCATTACCAAATTGTATAAGTTCTCACCCTGTTTCTTTGCAAATGCTATAATGGGATCAGTAAAAGGTTTAAGAGGTCCCAATACTCGTTTAACTAGTTGCTCCTTTATATTGTTTCCTAATTTATTAAGACCACCACCTACCCAGTCTCCTGCTTTTGCAAGGTCACCTTTTATCTGTGCTAATTTTCCTGCACCCTTGCTCGCGAGCGATTTACCTATGCCTTTTATTTGTTTAAACTTTTTAAGAAGTTTTTGACCTATATCAGCATTCTGTAGTCCCTTTCGTATACCAGTAGCAGCACCTTCTATAGCACCCTTACCTTTCTTCATAAGCATGCTACCAAAATCATCTGCCTGATTCATTATTCTTGCACCAAGACCCTTACCTCTTCCTGCTTTCCTTGTTGCAGTAGCAAAGTCCTCACCTGCATCTATTCTTTTTCTGGCATCAGCAATCGCATCACTATCTAAACCTGCTTTCTTCATCTTTATCTCATCAGGAGTTGCCTTCCTGACCTTACCGTTATCTACTACCTCATCTGCCTTGAGTTTTTTCTTTGGATTCTCAGGATCAACTTCTGGTTTCTTCTTTTTCTTTTTGTCCTTTTGATCTTGCCTCTCACGTTCATCACCACCACCAATCATCCCTGCTAGAAGATCTACTCCTTTTAGGGCGAGTGCCATACCACCTATTGCTGCTGCAACCTTACCAAATCCTGATAGTCTTTCTAAAATATTTTTTTTCTCACCAAATAAATCATCAATGGCAGTCATGGCACCAC